GATGACTTGGGATGAAATAGAAGATTTAGCAATTAATGATGGTTTTGATGATGTTGCTGACTTCTGGGCGTGGTTCGACCAATATAGCCCTTTTTCTGGCAAACTAATACATTGGACAGGGCTACGGTATTAATGCTAACGCCCGGATATGGAGCCGTTTTAATGCGCCATATCCACTGTTAGCCGGTTAACGGTTTTTTAACTTAAAAGTGAAATTAATATGTTTTGTAACTGCGTTTTGAAATGGAAGTTCACCATGTTGTGCCTGTCCCTGTACAACCTGGGCACTTCTTTTATGATAAACGGTAGGTTTGCCAGCACCCCGGTAATTACCGAAGCTATTATGGCCGTACTTAATGTGCTCATACTGCTTTATGTGTTTATTGATTATAGGAACAAAAAAAATGAACTTCACAAATTTACAAAATAACCCGCGTTCATGCCCAGGCAATTTGCCTGGGCTTTTTTCCATAGTATGGAAGAAGTAGGGTAAGAAATATTGGTAAACCCAAAGTTTATGTAAAGAGGTGTTATATTTGCAACATGAACATCACGTCGCGCAACTTAGGCCGCACCCGCAACACCCTGTTAAGGTACCGTGCCATTATGGATGAGTTTGAAAAGCACGACTGCCAGGAGGTACCCATAACCGTAATCTGGCGCAGGCACATCTACCCCAAATATTTCATCAGCCGGCAAACACTGTATCGGATTTTCAACACCAACGTGAGCGAGGAACTGGAACTGGTGCAAAAGCAAGGCCGGCAGCTTACCATGTTCTAACAGCATACACACGAGCATGCTCGTGTGTATGCTGCCCAGCGCTACACGTTGTATAGCTCAAATCCATACACTATTTCGTACTGCTGCACCCCGTCATCGCGCTTTACCCGTTGCATGCTTTGCCGTATCATTTTTCCCGCCTGCGGGTGTGGGCTAAAGCCATGTAATTGCTCGTGCACAAACTGCACCAGGTCGAAAATATGGGCAGCGGCATCGTGTTGGATGTTCCCGGCGTGGCGGCTGGTGTTGGTGAGTTTAAGGTTGGCCACCGTTACGGTAAGCATCATTTCGGCCTGCTGGCGGTTTTGCGGCTTTCTCTGCCAGTCCTGCCCCAGGTTGGTGTAATTGGCCGCCGTGATGTCGATAAGGGCACACGGCCATTGTACAGGGAAATTGGGGCTATAATCGTCAAGCTGCCCCCAGTCCTCATCGATGTGGTTGAGGCCGGGCGTTTCTTCCAGTTTCAGTTTCAGGTTGGCCAGGATGGTTTTTGCCGGGCTTTCGTCGCTTTGCGGTGTAAGCACCTGTGGGCTTACGGGTATGTTTACTTGTTTGTTCATTGTTGTTTGGTATGTTGCCGGTGAGCATGCTCACCGGTCAAGGGTTTACTTTCCTGCCGACCGGCGCATCTGGTTGCCCAGCCCGTGGGCCAGTTCCTTCACGTTGTAATCTACTATTTTTTTTATGGCATTATCTAACTTCGGGTGGTGCCCAATGAACTGCCGCTGCTCTATTTTAATTGTAGTACCTACCTTTAGCAGTGCCATAGCTTTCCATTTGGCGGCCTCGTCGCTTAGTCTTTTGTTGCGTTGTGACGCCGAATCCCGTCCGGACTTGGTTTTTGTAATAGCCCCATCAGCCTTGTAGTGCATGGCCCAGAAGTAGCGTTTCATTTTGGCCGTAACCTTAACCTCGCCACCCTCGTTGTGTATTGCGGCGTAAGGCATGGAGTTGCTTATAACGATGCTGCTGCCCTGTACTTTGGCATTGATGCCCCGGCGCAATTTGCCGCTGCGCATCATCAGCGAGCCCCTCGAGTACTGGTGTTTGGTAGCCGGCCATTTTTGGTTAAAAAAGCCCTTGCGCCCGAAGTTGCGGTCGAACTCCTCAACGAGCTTCACTTTAGCGTCTTGCAGTATGTTGCGGATCAGGTCTTTTGGGTTCATAATATTGGTATGTTTGCCGGATTAACTAAAAATGAATGATATGATGAACAGCTCTACAAAAGATGAGGTTATTAAATACCTCACCGAAACATTTGAAACCACACCACAAATTCAAGTGTCGAGCCGTGAACTGGCCAAATACTTTGATGTACGTGATGATATGCTCAGGTTGTACCTGAAACAGCTTCACCGCATGCAGCTTATCGATTACTCTGAACTTGCATCCGGCTACATTATGCTTATGCCAAATATGGAGCTTTACGATTTTCACAGCCGTGGAGGTTTTACGGTTCAGGATGATTTACTTAAAAAGAACATTGAGAAGCTTCATCTTGAAATAGAAAAACTTAAACCTCATTTTAGCGAAAAAGCCGGCATGTTTGCAAGCCTTAGCACCATTGGTAACACCATTCTGTCGGCTCTGCAGTTCCTGCCATAGCTTATGTTCATCGTTAAGGAACCGGGCATCGGTTTTACCGGCAATCAGATCTTCGAGCAAATTCACCGCACCAGCAATACCGCTCCTGGTTTTATAATTCGGGTGCCTGATGGTTTGCTTTTCGGTAAAAACCATTTGGTTGTTGGCGATTACCTCAATATTCCTGGTAAGCTTTTTGAGGATGATCTCACCAGTGTTTCGTTCATCTTCGTAAGTGATGTTGATAAGGATCGATTCAGAATTTTTCATAAAAACTTGCTTTTTGTGTGTGAATGATTGTATATTTGTGCCCATAAAAGCGATTAACATTGCGACCGCGGATTGCAGATCCGATGTGCGACGGGTGTTAATCGCTTTTTGCTTTTAATGAATCCACTATCGAGTAAATATTCATTTCCCCTTTGTCCATCTCCCTTACAACAATCCATGACGGTTGTCCTTTCAATTCAATTTCGTAGTAATGGAAATACTTTACAAGATCACCTTCTTTGGTGTTTTTTACAGGCTTAATGTTTTTCACCGCCGATTTGCAGACCTTTTCAAAATCAAGCAATAGCATATTCTTTTCAGCCTCAAATTTGTGTGGCTGATTAATGATTTCTTTGATGCCACGGGTATTCAAAACTGCTTTATCGGAGGCAATTTGAAAAGTTTTACCTTTTAAATTTTTCTTAGCATACACCCTAAGTTCAACACGTTGTTTTCTTATTTCCATCTGTTCGATGATCTTCTTAGCCCTGCAAGCTTCATCGTCCAGTGCCAGGAATGCGGCATATGCAAGTTGAGACGCACGTCCGTGCGTCTGTACGTGGCTAAGTTTTTTTCCGCCGCAGCCGCGCGGCATGTAGCTATTCTTTGGCGGGAACAGCTTTTGTTGCTTACCGGGGTTAAACCTGAACATCTCCAGTTTGTTTTTGCCGTTTTCACCAATCTGGGTGGTAGAGGCTTCGCCTTTTTTGATGGCCTCTTTGCTGTCGGAAAGTGTGTTTTTGCTGGCGAGTACTTCCACGGCCACACAGCGGCAGCGCCATCCGTTGGGCGGGTAGTAGCTGTCCCAAAAGGGGTCTGTTTTGGGCAGGGTAGTGCCGGCCAGTGCGGCATGGTCTTCGCGCACCCGCTCGTCCTTGGCCGTGCGGTACTGCAACCAGTAGCGGTCGGTGTCACCACTCAGGTTGTCCCAGCTATCGGCACTTTGGGCACTTTGCACGGCAAACTCGTACTCGGCCTCCAGGTAGAGTTTGTTGTAGGTATTGTTCAGCTTCACTATTTCCTGCTCAAACTGGTAGTAAGGCCGGATGCCGCCCTTTTCGTCCTTTAGCAGGCTTCTGGCCTGGGTGAGTTGCTTATGTGCCTTTAGCCCCGAAAAAACAAAAGCATCCCTGTCCAAGTAACTTTTCAATACATCGCTTTGCACAAACTCGATGGCCGGGTTAAACGCTGCCTTGGTTTTGTTGATAAGGTCGCTGAACTCTTTTTGCTTAAATAAGTCCTCGGGTTTGTAGCCATGCTTGAAAACCCTTTGAAAGGCTTTTTCAGCGGCATTTAAAAGAGGGGCACGCTCCGGTGTGCCACCTGAAAGGATTGCTGTAATGTGCACCGGAGCTTGCTCCGGTGTGCCATACTGCTCCTGTATGGACCGATGGAAAGCTTTAAAGTAATTAAAGCCCCGTGCAGTGGAGCATGCTCCGCTGCCAGGGCTTAGTAAAAAAAATCGCTATCCAGTCCTGCCCTAAATTGTTGCCCTGCCTGTTGCCGGTCGCCGGTAACTTCTATACCAAACTTGTCCCTGATCCAGTCATCGTCCACGTTCTTGTAGGGCAGTACTTCCTTGGTGCGTGTCCACAGCTCAGCAATATCGGTTACCTGATCCCAGGCAAACGATAAGTCGGCAGAAGGGATGAAGCCGATGAGGTAAAGCGCGGGCATCACCTTGTCCTGCATGTATTGCTCTATCATGCGCTTATCGGCATTCACCAAATAGTCCAGCATGTCAATACTGGTCATCTCCTTACTTTTGCTGCCAAACTGGCTGTCCTGGCCAATAATGGCCCCGCTGATGAGTAGGGATATTTCGTTGTTGCAGAGGTTAATCAGGTTTTGGTAAACCTGGCCACCTGTTGTGGTTCCGGTGGCAAACTCCACCTGTTCGGTATCATCTATAATAAACCATGCAGCCGCGCCCATGTCCGTCATCATCCGCTCGGCACGGTTCAGGGCGGTAGGGTCGGCGGTATTGGTTTTCATAACCCGGGGCGGTATGCCGTATATTTCGCAAAGCTCGCTCCAGCAGCTTTGGGCAAAGCGTTTGAAGATGACATGTGGCACGGCCTTGTTTATCAGGCCAAACTCACCTGATTGGCCAAATTCAACAATCCACGAACCGTATTCGGCGGCATCGCGGTACGCGATACCCTTGTCGTCGGTATAATCTTTAAGCACCACACCTTCAAGCGGCACCACGTTTTGGCGGGGTATAAGGTTGCAGGTATATCGGTCGGTCGGGTAGTCGAACTCAAGCAGGGTATGCCCATGTGTAATTTTATCCCACATATTGCCGATGATGGAATTAAAAAAATCATTTTTGCTGAGTGTAGCAGTTATCTCCTCGTCAACCTCTCCATTAGCTTTTTTAATTACAAACCCGCTGCCGGTTGTTTTCAGTTTGCGGTTTTGTATTTGTGAGCTTAGCCTGGCATCCAGTTCAATTTCCTTGTACAGGTTTTGCAGCGGGTACATACGCTGCATGTCGGGGTTCTCGGCCATCGAGAGTGCCGATTTCCACACGGCCACATCCAGGCGCAGGCGAGATGTGGCTTTTGGCACAATACTGCCCATCACCTGGATGGTGTTTTTTTTGCTTAATTTTTTGATGGGCGAGGCGGCAAGTGTTGCACTGCCTTTGGTATGTTGAGACGCACGGCCGTGCGTCTTTACTTTCCCGCTATTATTGTTGCTCATTGTAATATCCTATTCGTGGTTAAATTTTACCCGGCTGCCGTAGCGCAGGGTTTGTGCCTGGGTTTCGTCGGTTTGTTCTACGGTGGGCAGGTCCGATAGGTTAATATCGCCGGCAGCTACTTTCTTTAGCAGTTCGGTAGCCCTGTCGTAGCGTTCTTTGGCGGTCTCGTAAATAATATCGGCATTGCACAACTCCACGATGTACCATTTGGCTATGGTAAGTGTGAGGGTGAGCAGCAGCGCGTGCCGGTTGCTGCCGGTTGCCGAAAATATGGCAGCCACATCGTAGTGCATCCTGCCGTCGAGGTGCTCACGTTTGTTGTTTTGGCTCAGGTAGCCCTTTACCTCCATTTCGGCAGTTAGCAGTGCCTGGTCAACGATGTTGTTGTCGCCCTCTGTAATTTGCACCACCTGGTAGTCGTAAATTTTTGCGCCGAGGTCTTCTATTGTTGCAAACATGTTTAATGTATTAAGTTTAGTCTGTGATATTTATATAGCTAAAAAGAGACGCACGTCCGTGCGCCTTTACATGCCCAATCTAATACCTGTGATTTGTCCTTTTCCCAAAGCTGTATTTGGCATTGTTGTTCCTGGTACGCAGGTTCAGGTAGGCCGTTGCGCCGTGGCAGGCATCGGGGCCATCGTCGTGCGCCTTGCTGCCTTTCTCAAAGGCCATAAACTGGTCTATCAGTATTTGCTGGTCATCTGTATTTGAGACGCACGTCCGTGTGTCTTTACAAAACATCCACCAACCGCGTTCCCAATACCCGCTCAGGCTTTCCACCCTGTCGTATTTATCCACCTTTGGCCGTTTATCGGCAATTACAGGGATGTACATATTGCGCTTTTCA